CTAGTTTTACTTCTACTCAGAAGGTGTCAGATTATGCATATGTGCATTTACTGAATTCCTTACTTTTCCCCATAAAAATGGAACGGAGAAGGAGCCGTTGTCGAACTGTGGGAGATGGGAAATTTCCTCATCCTCAAGTTCCGTGGTTTCTTTGCTTGAAACCTCCAAACCCAGTTTTACGTTAGAGATCATTTGATTTCTTTCGTATCGTCCCTGTTTCCTCTTACGTAATGCATCTCTTATTTGTCGATTTACACCGACGAAGAGATTGTCATTAGATTTTGAGAGATACCTAAAACTTTCAGGTTCAACAGGTTCTGCAGCCCTATAATTAGGGTAGGACTGGGCCCAGATCTTAATGATACCCTTTTGGAGAGAGATTTGTTCCCTCACATCCAATTTGACTTCTGGTGGATCCAAGATACCGTTCCTCCAGCTAAAGGTCTCTAAGACCAAGTCATAGGCTTCATTATAAGGGACTAAATAGTTTCCCTTGAATTGATCTAATAACCCCGTAATTGATCGATGATTGCGAGGTAGCTCTATTACCTTAAAGCAACTCTGAGCTTTCACCCTCTTAATCAAGGTTGAACAGAGACCCTCATCAATATGATAGAGGTAAGATAATAATTGTAGGAATTCAACTGCCCAGCTGTTTAGCGGGCCTAACTCACAAGGAATTCCTAATCCTCCCAGAAAATCTGGGAGTCTTGGATCGAGACCATTCTGGTATACGTAGTTAATTTGTTCCCAATAAGTGTTGGTTAAAAGCCATTCACCTTTATTGATCAGATTTTTCAAAATATCAGGACGATCTTTTACATATTCACAGAGATATTGTGATTTTATATTCCGTGCTAAATCCCGGATTATTACAAACCACTTATCTCGATCTTCTTCCTCCTTTGTTACCATCTTTAGTTTTAAGACGATATGAGGGATTAACTTATAGACTGCTTTTTCAGTATAGAATTTTCTTTTGCCATCTCCAGTTACTATTGGAATTTTTTGCATTTTTTGGATTGATTTTATTTCAAAGCTTCTTTCTGTGAATAATCCGCCTTTATAGCTAATTATTTCAGATTTGGTCGAGTATTTTTGATTCCATCTATCTTTAAGGATGGTTTTATATAATTTGATACTCGAAAATTGTTTACAAGCTTGAATATGATCATCTCCAGATGACATCAATTTTCTATCCTGCTTAAAATGTCTATAAGCAAGCACTTTCACTTGATTTTTTCCTACACATAGTATCCAGAATCGTGTTCGACCAGTATACAGGTCGAAAGATTCATGGTAGTTTATGGGAAAGAAAGGATTTTTGTTTATCTTCTTTTCTTTTCCATAAAGCCTCCAACGGGTACCTTCCTGATTAAATTCAATCTTGTATGTGTATTTAAATCTAATTTTAATGGCCCTTAATATATTAGGACCATTTATTTCACACCTATTAGCTCCTCCCTTAAATTCTGTATTTGGTGTTTTTTCTTCTCCTCTGAAATGGGCGAGACCAATACCAAGTAAGTCAAAAGGTTGATAATCTTCATACCAGTATTCAAATAGATGTTCCCAAGCGTGAAGTTGTTCGAAATATTTTTCGATTACCTCCGGTTTTAGGGGTGCTGGATATCCAGTATCATCTATATTAAGAATCAGATATGATATATTTAAATTATCCCTTTTTTCCCATAATTGGAACAGAAAGTGAGGGACTTCCTCATCAGTATTCTCTAAGTTATAGAGACCCTTGTCTTTTGTAACTCCAGATCTCTGAGTCCCGGTAACTTGATTATCGGTTTCCCAATGGAAGAAAGCCATTATAGGTGCACTAAGAGGGTTTGACATGTGTTGACCATCAGTTTGGAGAAAGTATTTGGTTTTTTTTAACCATTCTCTTACCTCTTCAGTCATGCCATGGTTTCTATAAAAGCTAACTTCTTCGTCTGCTTTATAGATACGTCTTCTTGAAAGGCCTAACTCTATGATCCTATCAAAAAGATCATAGGTTCGACCAGGAAGATCAAACCATCTTATCATTGTTTTTGCAGCCCGTAAGCTCTGCTCTCTCGGGATATTATCTGTACAACTTTGCGTATCTCCTGAGTGTATTACGGGTATTTTTTCAAATCCGACTATCAGCTGTTCCAGAGCGTACCAGGTTTCATCCGGGTAGAAGCTTTGGCTGCTATTTTTAAGATATCGGACTGCTCTTGTTAGTAATTTTTGGACACAGGATGTTAGGAATATTACTTCTGGGATATCCATTGTCAGAGGTCTAAATTTAAAACCTCTATCACGGATCATTAAATGTAATAAGGGGCTATGTCTCCTAACATCATCACAGAAGTAGGTGGTTAAATGAACCTTACCATCCTGAATTTTATAGGTAGCCTGTCCTTTAAAGAGCTTTACAAATAGTTTTGCTCTAGAACGGGTTCCCGGTGTTTCATCTGATATGTCAGTGTGAAACATCTTACATTTATGTTCTGTAAATTCCATATAGTCTGTGCAGAATTTTACTAACTCTGACACCCATTTTGCTTGATGGAAATCTTCTTGATCAAATCTCGTAATGGGCGGTTGCGGAACTTTGTCTCTAAGATAAGATAATGTTCCTCCTTTTGCTACTGCATAGAATAAGTTTCCTCTATGAGCTACGTACTTATTCATCTTAGGTAAAGATATTAATAAGTCCTTTTTATAATACTTTGGGTTATCTACTCCAAAAGGTTCTATTTCGATAGGTTTTTTTACCTTGTATGGGTGAATTTTTATCGACACCATTCGTGGAACCTTTTTTTCTCCTTGTTGATAAAAGTTGGAGACGAATTTTCCTACGAGATTTTCTGGTTTCATTTGTACTCCGAACATCTCCTTAAGGATTTCTTTTTTTAACTTAGACTTTCCCATTATATTAAGGTCTATTACAACTTTACTTGTAGATAGATTCTCACGATTCACTTCTATTTCCATCTCCTCTAGTTTTTTTACTCTATAGGGAATGGATTCTGGATCGTGATTTGGATCTTTATCAAAATCTATAGTGATAGTTTTGAATTGAGTTTCAGGGGTCACAATATATTGATCTCCAATTAACTTAACATTACCATCACTAGGATTCACTTCAGTGGTAGTAGCGCACTTACGGGTCATAACCTTTGCCCAATTTTCAAAGTCCCGCTCATCCTCGTCTTTAAATGGCTTTGGTAGAGAGCGGACTGCAACAGCAATTTGTGCAAGGACTTTTCTTGGCAAATTCTGATACTTTAAGTGTTTTTGGGCTCGTGTTAATGATTGCATATAGTCTTCATCATCGAATGGTCTATTTTCTGCTAAACTCAGGAACCTGATGGAATGTAAAAGTTCTTTAATAGGTCCTATTTGAGGGTGTGTACCCTGGCATAGATATAGAAGATCATTCATGAATGACTCTTGGGATGAAGAAATTCTTGTGTGATTACGTGGTTCCATTAAATGAACTGTATTAAACACGAGTCGGGCTAAATAGGCAAAAGTGCGAAAGCGCCAATGTGCTATTTCGAGATAATCCTCGGAACCCTCTTCATCAGTATGCTCTTGTATAACATGAGTTATGATTTTTTTCCCATCATAAAATAATTTAAAATATGATGGCTTTCCAAGTTCTATTAACTTTGCTTCTGTTTTGAAGTTAAATTGTTGAGCTAATAGAAATTGCCCTTCATCTTCTTTTATCTGAGAGAAGATCAACTCAATTGGCTCTTTAAGAAGAGTATGTAGCCAATTGTTTTTGGAGTCCCTTACCTGCAGAGATAAGATCTGGAAGAGTGTCTCCGTAGACGTTTCGGACGTTAAAGCTTTTATACGCAACGTCACGAGCATCTGCAATTTGGTGAGAAAGTCTAACAATCCAACCGACTGCTGCTTCAACAGTATTTGGTTGATTATTACGAGTTGGATTTTGAGGCTGGTCCACATTTGGATTTCGGCCTCGTCTAGACTTGGGTTCCTCTGAAGGTTTATTTCCTTTAGATTTTGAAGAACCTTTGTTCCTATTCTCACGATTCCGCTGTTTGCGGAAATCTTCATTCTCTTCTGGCTCCGGAGATTTAGGTGGGTTTGTTGTGGAGCTTGGAGTATTCTTGCTCCCGGAATCTCCCACGACACCCAGTGCTCCTTTTTTAGAGCTGATAAGCTGTTTAAGTCTATCGGCATTAAGGGGACCTTTTCCACCAAATTTGGCATCCAAGTCAATAAATCTTGGAACATCTTGTCCGCGAGCTTTGAGCTCACGTTTGATAAGAGAGGCCAATTCTCCTCTAAGTTCAGGGTCATTAAGGGATACTTTTCCTTTAACCTGAGGCTTATCATCCTTCTTTTCCTCCTGCTTAGGCTTTGGAGCAGAAGGTTTATCATTTCCAGCTGGTTTTGGGACGCTGGCTTCACTGGTTTGGATAAGGTTAATAAGTCTTTCCTTATTGAGGGGACTTTTCTTTCCGTATCGCGCATCCAGGTCGATGTATTGAGAAGGTTTGCCAGATTCTTTAAGTTTTCTGACAAGCACATTAATGAGGCGACCTCTAAGCCATTTCTCGGTCTTGTCTCCGAGGTCTGAGGATCCGGGGGATTTTTCGGTCCTATTTTTAGGTAACTGCTTACCTTGGTCCCCAGCAGGAGCTGACACCCGGGACTTGCTAGAGAAAGTTTCCTTCATGAATTTGAGGGATCTTATTCCTCCTTTAGCATGGGTTTTGGCCAATTGGAAGTTTATCTTCCCCTCATTGACAAATTTGATAAAGGCGTCTTTATTCTCGTCTTCATCTAGGAATCCTACTTCCACGTTGTAGGTCTTTTCAAACCATTCTTGCCAATTGTCTACTTCCCGAGAATTCTGGGATTTCATGATATCACTGGCGAGTGATTCAGACCAACAACCCTCCTCAATCATTGATTCAACGAGGTCGGGATATTGGAAATGAGCTTTTAAAACTGATTGCTCAACAGGTTTCTCAG